AGTTTCTCCACTATCTATAGAAATAGCACCAGTTCCTGTGCTTCCAGATGTAGGCACTCCACTATTTTGAAAAGTCCCATTTTTAGAAAAATATAATTTTGAATTATCCAAATCTATAGCAACACCAATGATGTCATTTGTTGTGTAAGAATTTCCATAAGAACTATTTGATCCATCATGATATAGATTACCATTGTTTGAGTAATATGCCCACTCGGTAGAACTATATTGACTTCCACCAGTAGTACCATTTCTAGCCATCTCTGCTGGATCACTAGAAACACCTATTAAATATGGAACACCTGAAGTTGAATTTGTTGGTTTAAATTCTGCATAGTATTTTCCAGATGATGCACCTAAAGTCGTTGTTCCACCAAAATGCCCGGGATCAGAATTCATTGTTATAGTTTTTGTATTTACAATAGAAAATGTTGGAGCATTAGATGTTGGTACATTTAAAGGATTTAATGTAGCAAACACATTACTAGGTGTATCTTTGGTTTGAATAATTGTACCATTAGTTGTAAAATTGTTTGATTGACCAGATGAATCTAATCCCATGTTTCCTGAGTTATCCATTTTTAAAAAGAATCCATTTGTACCATAAGTTACTGATGGTGAAGTTTTTGGTTTCCAGATTCCTGTCGTTGCATCTGTTTGACCAAATGTATCTGCTCCATAAGAATAACCATCACATAAATGAACATGAGCTAATGAACCATCAAAATACAAACTTCCACCAATGTTATTTCCTATTTGTAAAGTTGCTCCATTTCTATTTAAAGGTGTTACGTAGTCTGAAGAAACTTGTGATGGTGTGCCATCTAAATCAATATCTGTAACTCTTTCACCATTTATATACATAATCCATCTATCATCAGCAGTTGAATTTGTACTATCAAATCTCCACACTAGATGATACCAAGCATTTACATCTCTTAATAATCTATTTGTTCTTTTTCTATAATATGTAGTGCTACTTCCATTTCTTAATTGAACATCAAGTTTATCATTATTTTTTATTGCAAAATCTAAATAATCTGTATTACCACTATCTGAACTTAAATGAAATAACATATGATTACTACCAACATTTGCTCTTTTTACCCACATAGATAGAGTAAATTTTTTACCTGTGCTTGATGAAATAGTTTGTGATAAATATGCACTAGCCATTAACAGAATCCTCCAGCGTTTGTTATACCAACTTCTGCTATAATTGACAACGCTTGTGTTGTCACCTGACCTTGGGCATCTGTTGCTTTCAATGTAAAATTGTATGTGGTTTCGCTAGCAGCGTTTGGTAAAGTCCCTGATAAAACTGCTCTATATGTTGTCCCACTTACGTTTGATGTAGATCCTAAACTTATACCTGATGGTAAAGAGGATCCAGAATTAAGAGCTATTGTTGTAGCACTATCAGCAGTGACATCTACGTTTGCTGAATAAGATACGTTTGCTTCTCCGTTTGCTAAACTCGTTGTTACAAACACAGGGCCATCTGAGATAACTAGATCAGATGAACTTCTAACTGCATTACCATCTGGATTTGTTAATAAGATTCTAACATTTTGTCCATTTGTTAATCCTGCTGTACCAGTTGTAAAACTTACTGACGTTGCACTATTAAATGTAACAGATGTTGCAAATTGAACTAAACCATTTGCTCTTTGTAATTCTACTTTTGGTATAGATGCAAAATTAGTTCCTGTTAAAGTTACTGTTCCGCCTACATCTGCATCAATAACAGAAGGTGAAATACCTGTAATTGTTGGTTGTGTTTCTGTTGGTATTGTAGCTGAACCACCTAAGTTTACAGCAACACCATTAATTGTAATCTGTTCATTTACTAAAGCAGAGTTTGGAATAACATCGTTTTGAAATACCAAACTATCACCAGATTCACCAATCGTTAGATTAGTTCCTGATTGTGGTATTATCTTATCTACTTCTATTTTACTCATTATATAATTACCAGATTACCTGTTACTGTTACAGTTCCTGATACAGTCACTGGTCCTGCTAAAACTCCTGAATCCATTGTTTGTGTATCAGAAATAGTTGAAGCGTGTGTTGTTACATAAGTTGTGGCTGTCATACCTGCAGACGGAGCTCGTTTTGCAGGATAAGTACAAAATACAGTTTTAGTTCCAGCACTAAAGTCTACTTTGTTGTCTGAGTTTGAAGAGGAGATAACGGTATCTCTTGAAAGTGTATCAGTAGCTGCATCAGTTACTGTTCCAATACCGACTTCAAATTCAGCAGTTCCATCAAGTGCTATCGCATAAAACGTACTATTAGTTGTACCGATACCTGCAACAAAAGTTTCAAAACCTATTTCGGTTCCTGTTAAACTAAATGTTCCTGTACCAGTAGTAGTACTAGTCTGCTTTACTCTGTCATTAACTACAAAAGCCATTTATTTAAATCCTTAATATTAAGCGTCGCCTAATCTAATAATAGCATTTGATGCATCAGGCGTAGGAAATTGAATAATAAAATCTCCGTTTGTTGCCGTCTTATTTCCACCAAAATCTAAAACTAGTACAAGCTCGTTTCCGCCCCCAGTTGTTTTATAAATAGCAGCCCCTGCAGCAGTTAACGTTACAGATGGAAAAGTTAAATCTGCAAAATCAACAAACGCGGTTGTTGTTCCTGCAACACCATTATTTGTTAATGTGTTTCCACCCGCTGTGTATGATGTTCCAGAGGAACTGACTTCATTAGAAGTCGAGTACACAGTCGACGCTACAGTGTATCCAGCGATACTAGTATATAAAGCAAGTTTGAACGCATTTCCTCCGTTACCTGACGTATCAAAATTAAAAGTTCCTTTTAATAAACCAGACTTGAAAGAATTAGGTACTATATTTGCCATTGTTTATTCTCCTTATTATGGTGATGGTGATTGTAAAGGAGTACGAATTACACCATCTTGCCATTCGTCTCGGCGTCTTCTACCTTGTTGTTCGATAGAGTACGTTGCTAAAGCTCTCTTATAAGATGCCTCATAGTATTGTAGCATATCTGCTGGACCTTTCAAGTACCCATACGCTTCTGCTAGAGTAGCATAGAGTAATAGATCTTGATATTTGTTCGACAGATATGTTGTTGTAGAATCTGATACGGTTATAGATGATGGCTGCTTGATATAAGCCAATGTTATCTCGTATTGGGCGTTTGGTGTGGGCGCCACTACCCAGAAATTAGCATCCCAGTTTGCATAATATTTAGGAAGACCCGAAGCTGTACCTGGTTTATTATAAAATTCTGCCATGTATGAGGTATCTTTTTTCTCTAAAAATACCTGAACATTTGGAGTCACAGTTGTGTCTTTTAGTTGAACATATCTTATTATTCTAAGATCAGACGGTATCGTTACAAATCTGTTACCAGTCGACAGGGTAGAGGTAGCGTAGAATCTATTATCATCAGAATCTGATTCTCTGTATATTCTATTTTCAGCATTTTTTGCCATAGTGGTTAATATTGCATCAGTTAATACCGTGTTATCAACCTCTGTATAATCTCTGACGTCTGTTTTTAAATTCAAAAAAGTGTAAGCCATTATGCAACATCTCCAACTTTGATTGAAATACACTCAGGACATTTTTTTCTAAATCTATTGTGTTTTTCACAGTGATCAGTTTTTACAGCAGCTTCTTCATTCTCATATACCGGAGTATCTGGTTCTGGGACATGTAAGTATAACTCTTCGTGCTCATCCATTTCTCTTTTTGGTGTAAACAAATTTTTAATTTTATTAATAATATATCTTATCATGCTGTTAATGTTACGGGTCCTGCTGTAACCGTATTTCCTCCTGTTTCTTCTGTTATCGTTGCATTAGTTCCAAGACTGAAAGTATATTTATCAGTCGACGTAACTGTTATACTAAATCCTGATGAATTTTCATAGCTAGAAAAAGCTACACCACCCGGACTACCAATCACATTTCTAAATCTTACAGTGTCGTTTGTAGATCTTTCATGATTTGGTTCTGTAACAGTTATTGTCTGAGATCCTGATGTTGTTGAAAAAGGATTGCTTCCAAGTAATCTCGCAACTGCAGGTTCTATTCTTGGTGGTCTAACATTACGTAAAGATATGGCGTCACCATTCATAGGTTTTGGTTCTAATTGTGGCTGCTTTGGTTCAAATTCAGATACATGCACAAACGATCCATTCCATTCTCTGACCATTTCTTTGTATGGAAATGTCATACCAGATCTATCTGATATTGCTTTTGCATATTTACCTGTTGCGTACTTTGCCATTATGTTCCTGGGTAATAAGCTTTAGGTGTAATATATGTGCTAGAAGCCGACCCATCCTCCTGTAATGCTCTTTGAAATTCATCTTCATAAATCAATTTCATCTGTTGTGTTAATTGTGGTGCATATTTCATTGATAGATAATATGTCAAACCTGAAGTCATACATGGAACAAATCTAAACGGTAGATCTGTTGCGTTTGAATAATCTCCCACGTCTTGTATTCTTTTTATAAAAAAGAAATGCATATCTTTAGATGCATTTGTTGAATCTGGTGTTGGATATATGTGTATTGTAACTTTGTCCACAAATCTCTCCACCCAATATTGATTAGGTGTTCCTTTAGATAATTTGTTTGAGAATCCTGCATATGTAGATCTATCTACTTTTGTCATCGGACTATCTGATTGTGTTGTCTGAGTTCTGTTAGATCTTAATTGTGCTTCGAGAACATCTGATACTCCGAACACGTTTGCTGGAGAAGTTGTAACTGCACTCGTACCATCGCCCGCGGATCTAAAAAAATTATAATCTGATTGACCTTCTATAAGATCTAGGTTTGTTGAACCTATTTCCCAATAATGAATACCCCTGTTTCCCCATTCTTGAAACATTATATTCAAAGATCTTCTTGAAGACCTTAATTGGTAACCTGTTACATTGTGAATTCCAAGACGTTCGAATGCTTCTTCTACTATCTCATCGATAGTAAAATTTTTATCGAATACTGTTGTGCCGGAAGTTGCGTTAGCCACGGTTTACCTCCTAGCCAGTGTAGCCAAGTGTTACTGATCCCGTTCCAGATATGGTAGCATGAATTGTAGTGTCAAATCTAATACCGTTTCCAGGAACATATATATCTAATCCTTCTGTTCCAAAATGAGCTTGAAATAATAAAGCTCCGCTATTGTCTGAACTATTTCTTAATTCAAGTTGTCCAGCAGAATTACCTTTGGCTTGAATGTAAGTTATTCTTGAAGGACCAATATTAGTTGAACCTCCTGCTATTGTTTTAACCTGACCTGTACTAGTGATTCTAGTAAATCTTTGATCTGATGACATATTATTCTCCTAAATTCAAGTGTGGGCCGAAGCCCACACCAAATTAATTATTACGCTTCTTTAGCAAATACACCTTGCGCATCAACAATCGTCCAATGTGTTGTTGAGTTCAAGGATGCACATACTACAAAGTCACCTACTTTTTGTGTAGTTTTTGTATTAATAAGATCTTTATTATCTGTTAAAGATCCGGCATACAAAATACCATCAGCAGCATTTGGGCTGATAGTCATAGCGTTAGTTCCATCAGGACCTGTATTTACAAATGTAAATATTCTCCCAATAGAAATTGGCGGTAAAGTAAATACCATTCCATCAGTTTTTGATGTGAAAGTCTTACCAGAATCCGCATTTGTAACTGTATAGTTAGCTGATTTGTTTTCTAGATTGAATCCAGTTAAACCTGCTTCGTTAAATTTACCTTGCAGAACTGGTCCTCTAAACAATGTTTGTGCCATAATTATATCCTCCTAGTTTCCGATCATAGTCTCTAGGCCGTCGACTATACTCGTCTATGATCTAATTAATTGTATAGTATGTTTTTTATATACTAGATTTGATTAGAGCGCAAGAGGGCCTGTAATGTGAATTGAATTTATTCAACGATGTAGCTTTTTATTAAGTAGCTACAGAAACTTGGGGTTGAGAAGCTTCTATCTTATTCTGTGCATCAGCTTTTGCTGCTTCCACTAGTTTGATCTGGCTAATTACGTCTCTGACTTTTCTGTCAATCTTAACCATATCGAGAGTATATCTACCCTCTTTAAGATGCTCCTGCTCCCATTGAAGATCTAGTCCCTTCTTCTTCGTGTAAAGGGTCTCCAGATGTTGCATTATCGCCTCCATTAATAACCTCCTCATAGGTTATTCTGTTTACTCTCGGATCCATCATTTCTCCAAGATGTTCCCATTTTATATCAGATTTTCCCAATCTGTCAATGATAGCATTTTCTATATCTATCGGGCCATCCAGAGACTCT